GTGCATGCTCCAAACCATCACTCGCTTTCAAAGGCAAGTATGATGCTATCAGCTTACCATAATAAAATCCATTACCATTAATAAGGAATTTGACGTGCATTCTCGCCCTCAAGTTGTTGTAATTCGTAAGCCTATTAATCACCCTCTTATTATCAATGAATCTCTTCCATGGATTAAATTCCACAAACGTGTTTGCCCCCACAGCAACAGTAATAGTCTGTATTAGTAGAGGGCGCGAAAAGAAGTTGGCAAGGCCGTCAGCGGCATTTGCAGCCAAGTATCTAGTGTCGTCCATTTCCCCAACCACTGTGTTTATAACATTAGCGTCAGTATCACTAAACATCATCGTACCACTGTTTGTGTTGCCACTAGTGGAAGGATGTTGTAAAGCTGTTCCTGCTTGGAAGGTGTATGATTGATCTTTCTTGTATGCCGCAAATGTGGGTGGATCATACATAGTTTCTTCACGAGTGAATTCCATCGTATCGGTGCGAATTGGCGTTGCGTTGTGATTATCTCTCACCCACTCTGCATACATTGCATTTATCTCATCTAATGTGGGCTTCCTGATCTCCGGAGGCATCGAGATTTCACTAAAATCTGGTGCACTCTGATCGACATCATCTAATAAAATCATATCGATATCGTTTTTTGACAATGGTTTGAACAATGATTTCTGCGATCGTTGTTTCACCATCTTCGGTCGTGACGTTTTAAGATTTACGTCACCAACTAGCTGAGCCCTTTCCTTTCCGTCCATTTCTGGTACGGGGCTCATCATGCGATGTTTTTCTTTGTTGTGTTTCGGATACAAATTGTTACATTCACATGATCCCAAGCATGTACCGGCTTGGAATATGCTAGAAGTATTGTGGTCAGCTTCACCTCCCCTCAATAGGGGTGTCTCGACCGGCGAGACTGCTTCACAACGGTAAGCGCCGAGCATATTGCCTAACTTCACTGCTAATAGCGCGTCGTAATCAATACCGTCATCACACTCTTGTGTTTTACGCCCAGGGTGTTCCAGGCAAATAGCAGGCATCCCTTCTTGGTATTTAACTTTCCATTCTCTCAAGAAATCATCATACGTCCTATCAGCCCACTTTGAGAAATGGTATAGATCATGCTTCCTTAACACATCCCTCAATATTGTCGAACGTGCCTCATAAATTGTCCTACCATGTTGAAACCATGCTGCTAGCGCGTTATCTGCGTTAACTCCTACACTTTCTTCTGGCGTGAGAATACTACGTGTGAGGTACTGCAAACTCTTGAATATTGATGATTCGTCTAGAGGCGCCATTCACAGGTCAGTATCTGCGTTGAATTTTGGTTTTCGCTTGAGGAAACTGAGCTCATCTAATGTAATAAAAGGACGAGACTCTTGATCCTTCTCCGCCATGGTGTAAACTATTCCAAAATCATTGAAAAACATTTGCCTGTTAGTATG